CTGCCGTGTCCCCATCGTCAATCATTCCAAATGCCTTGTTATACGCTTTCACCTGCTCCGGCGTTGCCCCATCTGCAATCACCTTTACCAGTATGGGGTTGTCCTTCGTTGTCAGCCCCTCTACCAGCACAGTCTGGGTATATGGGGCCGCGGCGCTCCATCCGGATGCCTGGAGTGTGACGGGGACAACATGATTCAGGGCATTCACTGCCTTATTCGTGGTGTTAATGTCATTCTGTCCAAACTTATCCCCCTTCTGGGTATATGGAGTGACATCTGCTATCGTGCAGGTACCATCCTCATTGGTGGCAATCCTCCAAATCCTGGAACCCTCAAAGATGTCGTCCTTATAATCTGTTTTTAAACTCATTACTCAAATGCACCTCCATTAAGTGTGAACGCCAGGCGCCTGATTCCTTCGGCCCTTCCTAATATATTCCTGTATATCTTCAGGCAGGCGGATTCAATACGGTTCAGCTCTTGCCAGTCAATGAATGGGCCGTTGTCATGATAAAACTGCCTCTCTCCTACATTGAAGGGGAATGTCCCTACGCAGACGTGGTCTATATTGGCCTCAAAGTGGTTAATTTCATCTGCATAGAAGCCGTAATCCTGATATGTCTTATCCGCTCCCATTTCCTCAAATTCAAAGTCTGGCCACAGGGTAAGGGCCTGGGCGCGTATCTCATTGATATTGCCCTTGATGCGGTTGTAATCTCCGATATTAAAATAATCACCGGACTGCCAGTCTGTTTTTGGCTGTTGCCACATAACTCATGTCCCTCCTCGCTTTAATGGTCCCGCTCAGTCCACCATTGAATTTCAAAGTATGGTCCGTCACCCGTATCAATAAATCCGGAACATACTTATTTTCCAGAAAGGCAATGTCATTGGCATCCATCCTGGGTTCCCCACGATACTGCAGGTCATATTCCCGGTCCGATTTGAGGTAATCTCCTATCCAATCAGCCAGATTGGCTGCATGGGCCCCATCTGACACCAGGGGGTTCTCCCAGGTTTCCAGGCTACCCGTTGGGTTGAGCTGCCTGCTGACCTTAGTCTGCGTTATAAGGTATTCCTTACCCATAACCGCCACCTCGGTGGCCCCCGCAATGCCTGTAAGCTCCACCGTGGCATAATAGGCACTGCTGCCTATGATTGTTGCTGTCTGACCTTCTGACGGTTCTATAAGCGCCACTGACAGGTCGTAGGAGGCATTGGACAGGTAAAACGTATACTGGTTATCCTGGTCTGTCACTGTTATGGTCTCCCTCACAAGCTCCTTTGTGTCCTCTGTACTGAGATTGTATATGGTGCGTACCACCTGCAGTTCCCTGACTCTGTCCAGTTGCGTGCCCTTTGGGGTTTTGGTCAGCTCCACGCCATACTCAAGGATATAATCTGTACTGTCACCGAAGGTTATGCTATCCAGGATCACACGATTATTTGGACATCCTCGGACAAATTCCAGTTCCAGGAAGTCAAATTCCGGGAACTCATGGCTGACCACGTAGGTCTGGGTGAGCCCTGAAACCATGTAATCCTCCTGCAGTGCACCATTGTAATAGGCATGGAACACGACCGTATCCGGACAGTTCTGCCCGAATTCCAGGGTCAGTCCAAAGCACTTATACGCTGCCTCCATGGTTATTCCAACAGTAGGGTTATCTGCAAACAACCCATTATCTCCAGCGACGGCCTCCGATACATAGCCCGTATTGAGATATGTGATTCCATCGGTCTGCCTTGGAAGGAAATATTGTGTGCCGGATACACCTGTATAATCCTGACCAGGCAGGGCATACGTTTCCTTTTTCGCATGGTCCAGGATGGCTGCTGCATGAGAAAAGTACGTCTCGTTGTCAGATGTCGCTACCATATCCGGCACAAAACTGGATTTAAGGATTATTCTACCGGCCCGGTTCTGATACAGGATACACCTGCCGGCATTAGCAATCAGCTGCAGGGCTTCCTTATGCATTACTACCGGCATCGGGTTGACCACCAGAACATCCTTAAGATATGGATCTATCCAGTAGTTCCGGTAATCCACCTGGGCATCCGTCAGGACGTCCACTGCTATGTCATACAGGCTCATACCATTCGGATGGTACTGGCCGCGGTAATATGTACTGTCCATCCCATCAAAACAATCCGATGCTTGGAAGTCCATTTCCGTATCATCAGCTGACCATGATTTCAGTGCGAGTGATGTCCCCGGAATCCACTCAATCGTCCCATCATCCATGGCTTGACCATAAAGGACCTCAACTTGTTGGCCAATCTCCAAAAAGTTTACCGTGCTCTCCTCATTCTCCACGTCATAGGCCCTGTCCTTGTTATCCACGGTCACATCAAAATCAATAGTGGGCAGCTCCTCCGATATCGGACTGATATGCTCTTTCTTAGTTGCAGACAATATTTTCTTGCTGTCAAAATAGACGCCTATGCCCATGGTAATCTGATTGATGCGGAACCGACTCCGTCCATTGACCATGGCTGCTGGCACAAACCTTAGGAAAGTAGTTCCCTCAAAAATCTCCTCCGTCACATAATGGCCAGCCGTATTATTCGTTACATTCAAGGTCCGGTTGTCTGAAATGATGGTAAAATCTACGGGATATGCCTTGCCAAATTCCACGGTCAGCCCCTTAATGTCATATTGAACGGGAAACCGGATTTCAATTTCCCCCTGAAGGCCATCCGTCACGATTCCCTGATTGAGCACCACGTCTGCTGCATCTTTGGGAAGGAAATACATGCTGCCATCCACAGTGGTATAGTCCTGGTCACAGGTTGCATATAGCTCCTGTACCTTGTAGTTATCCATAGGCTTTACTAGGTCGGAATAATAAGTATACACATCCCGCTCAGGTATGTAAGCGGATGCCTGGGCCTGCTGGTTAATCAGGCCGATGGTGACACGCAGGTAAGACAGTGGGTTCCTCCACTTCCTGCGCATCATGTCCTTATATTCATTACTTGCCGCCTGCACTACTCCATCACCCCGCAGTCTATCAGGTTCACCTTACAGTCTTTATACATGGTGGGCAGCCCATCCGGACCTATCTCGTCTATCTTGGCCGTCCGGTTCCCCGGATACATCCGCTCTGTTTTCCAGCAGTTGTTTTTCATGTCCGGAAACTTGACCGTCACCACAAACTCCTCAAACTCTTTAAGGATGCTGCTCCAGGTCGCCGCATCCAGATAGGACCACTGCAGGCCGTCAATCTTATCCTGGTCACGGCCCACGCGCTGCCCTACGAATTCCCCCAGGGCATTCTTGCCCTGGTTCACGTTCGTAGCAATGGTTAGGCCTGGACCCCGGTCATAGTTCGGATATTCATGTCCATTGATATAGATTGGCACTTAGTCCACCTCCTTTATGTAGTCCGCATGGTGTATCCATTACGCTTATCCAGTTCCACTAATTTCTTCTTTATCTCCCGGATGTCGATATTGACCGTCAAGTCCATCTGCTCTATCAGGTCAATGATACGCTGTAGCAGGTCAACCATGATGGACAGATACTGCTCACTCATGCCATTACTGCTTGTTTGGGAAGCTAAAGCTACCGCCCGGTCCACCATTTCCTGCATCTTATCCTCAGGTGCCACAATCTCACCATAGTGCCTGTTATCACCTATCATGGCCAGCTGCGGGGTGTTGGCGCGGACAAAACCGCCTTGGGCCAGACGCGGAAGATGGATGTTTGGTATATTCGGGATAAAATCAGCGCCGATGCCTGGTACCTTATCCGCCACCTCATTTACGGCGTCTATCATGGCATTAATCGCATCAATAACCCTGTTGGCCATGCTCTCTACACCATTGATAATCATGTTGATGATACCTTTTATATCTGCCCAGATACCATCCCAGGTTTCCTTTGTCTTTTCCTTTACCGTATCCCAGACGCCAGTAATCGCGTCTTTCATGGCCGTGAACTTCTCATCCGCTGCCGTCTTGATTGTATCCCACAGATTTGATACGAATTCCTTAATGGATTCCCATATTTCTGATGTCTTACACTTGACATTCTCCCAGGCCGTGCTGATGGATGTCTTGATAGCATTGAATAATGTATTGGCCAGAGACTTAAGCCAGTTCCAAAGAGTATTCAAGAGTGTCTTGATTCCGTTCCAGATGGTACTGGTTGCTCCAGATATAGCAGTCCACGCCTGGTTAACAACATTTTGAATGAATGTTACTGCACCAGAAACGAGCTCTTTCAATGCCTCCCAAATACCGGTGAATATTTCCTTGATTCCTTCCCACGCAAGACTCCAGTCACCAGTGAACACGCCAACAACGAAGTCAATTACACCGCCAAGTGCTGTGAGCAATCCTTCTATGATACCCGAAACGGATTCCCAGAAACCAAAGAATGTATCAATGGCGGCTTGTAGGCATGAAGCTATGACCGGTGCCACATTGGTCATGAACCATTCAATGAACGGTTGTATGGCGCCTGTCCATAATTTGGTGACTGCATCGGCTGCCTTACCGCCAAACTCCATAAACTTATCAATCAATGGGCTGAGATACTGGTCTTTAAATTCTACGAACTGGGTAGACATGTTCTGCAATACCGGAAGGATATGGGTGTTATACAGGTTTAACCATAAAGTAGCTATTTCCGTGAAGCCTTGCTTAAAGGCCATAAACATGGGGGCCAGATGTTCATTGTAATAATCCCCAACCTTTTGAAAGTATTCACATATCAAATCTTTTGTAGATGAGAAAATAGGTTCGATTGCCCCAAATGTATCTTCCAAAGAAGTCTTTATAAGGTCTGCATTGTCAATGAATGGAGCCGTGATAACATCCATCAAATCAGCTGCAAGTGTCCAAATATACTCTGTACCGCCCATAAATGCCTCAGAAAATATCCCAATAATATCGGCATTAATCTGCTTTGCACTGTCACTGCGAAGGGACGAAAAAACCGTTGACCACGCTTTTGCTACTTTACCTTCTATTTCAGCAATACGTGATCCAATGTCAAACATGGCAACGATATATTCCTTTATACGGTCTTTATTCTGTTGTAAAAACAGGCTGATTCCACCCAACAGATTATCCGCAATGGATGCCCCTATACTGGCGACAGAGCCTGCTATCTTGCCCAGATTGATGGCCAGGATGTTAGCAAAACGGTTGGCGGCCTGTTCCACCTCAGGTGATATAAATATATCCGTCAGGCTATCCTTGATTCTCTGGATGGACTCTTTCATGCTGTCCAGGACACTGGTATCACCAAATCCAACCTTGAACCCTGCCATGAACAGGTTCTTAAGCTGGTTGGCTTTGTCAATCAGTCCCTGGTACTTGTTGTCCATCTCGTCCACAGCCGAGGTATCAAGCTCGCCCATGTCAAATTCATCTGCGGAGTACCCACCGCCAGCTCCGCCTCCGGAACCGCCTCCACTGGAATCCGTATCCGGGCTGATGATGTTGAGCTCGTCAATGCCGGTGGTGATGCTCTTCATGTCCTTGGCGGCCTTCTTGGCAGCCCCACCAGCCCCACCTGCAGCTGCTCCCGCCTTATCGGCTGACTGGGCCATCGCATCCATACCGGCCGTGGCTGCAGATGCACCTCCCCCGCCCTTCTTCCCGGTTACCATCTCCGTGAATGCCTTGAAGGCATTGGCCAGGCTCATCAGCTTACTGATGATGCGGTTGATTACCTGGATGACCGGTGTCAGTACATTAATGAGTCCTTGTCCGATTGTGGCTTTAAGGCTGTCAAACTGCAGCTTCAGGACACGCACCTGGTTTGCCCAGCCATCCGCCGTCCGGATGAAGTCCCCGGATGCCAGGGACAGCTGGTCCTGCACAAACTTATACCGCAGCGCCACCTTCTCAGCCTCAGACATCTTTGCCGTCACCTTACCATAGCCATTGGCCAGGGCATAGCTGTCAAGGGCGCTCTGGGTCATGACAATGCCAAGGTCCTTAAGAGTCTCTGTTTCACCCGTGAACACGGATTTCAGCTTTGTATAGGCCTCGTCCTGGCTAATGTTGTAGAAGGACGCCACGTCCCCAGCCAGACCAGTCAAGGTCGTGGACATCTCATAGGCTGCCTGTTCACCAAAACCGAATGCTTTAGCCATTGCGCCGAAGGTGCCAGTAAACCTCTTAGCCATGGTCTCGGACAGGCCAAAGGAAGTTATGGCGTTCTTGGCAAAGTCGTCCACCTGTTTGGACATACGTGGGAACGTGACATCCACCACATTCTGGACTTCCGCCAGGTCGGACCCCAATTCAATACACTGTGCGCCGAAGTCTATGATTTTCTTTACTGCAAACGCCGCCGCGAGAGCAGCTCCCGCCTTTTTAGCCAGCCCCTGTATTCCGGCCATCTGCTGTTTAAATTGATTCTGGTTGACCACAAGGTCAAGGCCAATCTGGCCTACGCTGTCAGCTGCCATACATATCACCTGCCTTTTAATTCAAAAGCAGGCTCTGGCTCGCTACTCCTTTGGTGCGGCTCTAGGCTCTGTCATTTTTATATCCAACCTGTTTATGGTTTTACATCTGGGACATTTAATTTCCCCCTTAACGTATTCCGCCAGGAGAAGGGTCTGTCCACATCTTACACATCTTACTTTCTCAATCTTAACCACCTCCGCACATAGCCGCAAACATCTTCTCCAGGCCGGCCATTTCCTTCTCGAAGGTTTCCCCATCCATTTCTTTCATTTCCCGGTTACGCCAGTCATCATATATCCGGCGCTGGTCCTTTGTATAATGCTTGATAATGTCCTTATCCGTTTCAGACCGGATGGCCACCACCCGTCCCAAGGCAGTCTCCGGGGACAGGCCGGCAATCAGTGCCTTGAATTCGTCCCAGGAGACTGTTTCAAATTCTTTCGTTCGTATACGCAACCCGTACTGCGACAGGAAGCTGGAGACTATTAGGTCCCAATCCTCAAACATATCGTAGTACGGGTCACTGCTCTCCCCCGGCAGGTTCCTCCATGCCGGAAATGAGCTGGACCGCTTCCTGCACTACAATAATCAAGTCATTGAATCCCAGTTTCATCCTCTCTATCTCTTTCTTGGACTTTTCTGGGAACATCATGTCGTAGGCCTCCAGGATTTCCTGTGCACCAGGGTCATTAGCCGACATCAGTCCCATGACCTTAAGCATGGTCGGGGCATCCGCATTCACTTCTATGGCCTTTCCCTTGATTACCAGGGATGGATTCCCTTCAAAACTCAATTTATCTGTGATATCTACTTTCCTTGCCATTCGTTATTCCTCCTTATGCTCCTGGTGTGGGCGCCGGTGTAAATGTCGGGGCGCCATATCCCGTCACTTCAAATTCCAGGGTGTCAATGTTGGTTGTATCACCGCCGCCCGGAGTGGTCACATTCACAACCACGTCACAGGCCAGCTTTGCGCCGGATACCATGGTCCACTCAAACTTCGTCATGACGTCCTGTCCGAACTTCCAGGCCAGGCCGGCAATATAGTCATTGGCCGGGTCACCTACTGACCTCTTTCCTTTGAAGGAAAATCCCAGCTTCTTTCCTGTCATGGCTGCTTTTGCCCAGCCCTTCGCATCCATGGCATACCATTCCTCTACGGTACCGTCAATGGACGGAGTGAAATTCTCCAAATCTAACGGTACAGCCATATTCTCCTCTGTGCTTTCGAGGCCTTTTATGCCAAACTTAAACACATTGTTATGCACCGGATAAACTCTTCCTGCTACATCTGCCATATCTCATTCCTCACTTTCTCTGATACACAAAATCCAGCCATATCGCATATTCATATACACCTTTTTCATCCGTTCCCACGTCAACCGGTTCCGGTACCTGGAGGATGATACAATTAATGGGTGTACCCCCTATGGACAGGCTGGATACGTTTTTAAGTTTCTCATACAGCTCATAGGCGGCCCGCTCTGATGCCTGTACATCCCTGTCCCAATGGACCAGCAGGGAGATGCGCCGGATGTTGTAGCTGCTATAATCATGTCCCCCCAGGGCCATCACGGGAGGACCGCTGCCCTGCCGGTGATATACACCAATGGAATGGTCCTTCTTGCTGTTCAGCTTCCCGATATAGACATTCCTGTCAGCCGTAATTCCCAGGCCTCCTATGTATCCCCGGATGTCATCCAAGGTCAGCATCATACACCACCTACTTTCTTGTAAAACCGCTTAAATGCATTCCTGGCAAAATCCTGGCTTACTCCACCAGGTAGCCATGGTTCATACCATTCGCCACCGGCAAACGGGTTCTCATCCGTCTGGAAGTTGTATTCCGGATGAAAATACAGACGCCGCGCATAAGGCGTGTTTACCACCAGCGTCGCTTTCCCTTGACCAAATTCTTTGTAATCCGCAAAAAAGCTGTCTTCCTCCAGGTGGCCTGTGTCAAAAGGCATCACCTGGGCCTGGACAACCTCCGTGTGTAGTGCCTCCGCTGTCATCTCCAAGGCAGTCACTGCCGCCTGTGTCAGCTGTTTAATCCGCGGGAAATTCATCTTCACAGTTGATTTAACCTGCATCAGACCACCTCCAACTGACAATAGTTAACCGTCCCGTCCGGGTTTCTGGCCTTCATCCCCTGCTCTATCCTCCGCTCTTCCCCGAATATGGTAACGGTACCCCCGCTTAAAGTTGGGAAGTCCGGGGCAATGTCTCCGGGGAACAAGGCCGTACCTGTTATCTGCACCAGCTTCTTTTCTGTGGTCAGAATGGTCTTGGCCCGGTCCTGGAAGTTGCATTTCAATTCCAGGTCCAGCGCCTTCTCCGGCTGACCGTGGTTATCCGTGTCCTCCGACTCCAGATGGACATGTATATCTGTCTTACATAGCCGTTTTGGAACTAAGCATGGATATTTCATGGTTCACCTCGCTAACCGGCAGCAAAGGCCCGTCTGGGACAGCAGGGCATACACATCACGCTTCATAGCCACGCCCTTGTCCGTAAATACGTTCCAGCTGCTGCCAAACTGTGCCGACACCCCGTTGATGCTGTAGCCCTGCAGGATGGTGTTAATCTCGTCTGCGTTCTCCCATTCAAACTTACAACCCTTATCTTTACTTCTTGTTTTCGTTTTCCCTTATTTTTCGTATGTTTTCATCGAATATATGTTTGTTTTTTACCCCCCATGCTTTTTTATAGTTCCATTTGAGTACCACGGTTGCCCTAAAATCGAGAGCAATTCAAGCCCTATTTTGTTGCGATATCGCAACTTTCTGCCTCACCCGCTCCAGCAGCTCCAAATGCAACCGGCGCCGCTCCTCCCAGTCTATCACATCCAGGGCCACCCGCTCCGTACTGCTGGTCCAGGTGCGGTTGAACTTCCCCGCTCCGTTCCCCACCAGGGCCATACTGTATATCCTATCCGCATCTGGCAGGAAGGGCCGCAGCCGTTTGCTATACCGGGGCTTTCGCAGCTCCCGCAGGGCCTTGACCTGTATCTGCCGCACCGCCTCCCCTGATGTATCGTATTCCTGGCCTATGGCCTCCATTGTCATACTCTCCTGGAAACGCATCTTAAGTACCGCCGGCTGCTCCCCTGGTAGGCTGTTCACACAATCCCATATCTCTGCCTTAAGCTGTTCCTGATGCATCCGCTCCAGAGTATCCCCTTCCATATCCTCGGCAGAGGCCACCGTATCCCCTACCGTTGTATCCTCCCCGCCATCCAGGCCCTTCACAGGGCTGTCCAGGCTTCCCAGGCGGGATATACAGGCATTTCCCCTTATTTCCTCTATCTGTTCCCGGGTGAGGCCCATAAAGGCCGCCGCCTCCCTGTCTGATGGTTCCCGGCCATATTCCTGCTGGAAAGAACTACAGAACCGCTTATACCTCTGCACCTTCTCCAGGCAGTGGACAGGAATCCTTAAGCAGCTTCCGTTCATCTGGAGGTATCGGCGCATCCGCTGCCGGATGTGGTATTCAGCATAGGTAAGGAACTTCACACCCTGGGCCGGGTCATATCCGTCAATGGCAGGATACAGGGCCAGATAACCCTCCTGCTCCAGGTCCTCCAGCTCCCCGCTGTCCCGGTACTTCCAGGCCACGGCATGGATGAAGCGCCGCACCTGGTTGTAAAGCTGCTCCATGTTCCAGGCCACATCCTCCCCGGCCTTAATCCTTATAACAAGCTGCTCATTGGTCATGATATCCCGTCCTCCCTGTACTCACCATTAAATGGCTGTCAGCTCAATTCTGAGCGCATCTTCTGGAAGCCCCTCGCCTCCTGTAGCTGATATGCAAGGCCACGACATTCTACCGCCTCCTTGCGGCTCCTGTCTGCCCTCCTGATGGCCTGGGAGGCCGTGGGGTCGTGGTAGCCCTCATGGTTCCTATTTGACATTGCTCAGTATCCTTTCCAGTTCATCAATCTTTCGCTGCTGCTCGTCCGTCCTGATGGCGGACAATACCGCATTACATCCCAGTATGATTGTGTTGGCCGTCTTACTGTCCATCTCGCCATTTGCGACCATATTCATCACCCTGGAGAGCGTCCGGCGCACCTCTGTGGCCGTCTTTGTCTTTAACCTGATTTGGGCCATAACTGCCCCCTTCCTGCCCTGTCCACAATAGCCTGTACAACTTCATGAAACCGTTCCTCTGTGGTGGCCCTGTTCATTAGTTCTAATAATTCATCATTGGAAGCCCAACTGAAATCTACAGAAGGTTTAGGTGGCATCCTGCTTTGTGCCACTTTCATGAGCCTGTCTATCTTATCCATTTAATCACCTACAAAAACGCCCCAGGCAATCCGCTGGGGAAAGTCCGGGGCGCTCCCTTCTTACTTGCTCGCTGCCGTCACTGCCTGGTAATAGATGGCTTTGGCCTTGTTCTCCAGGACGAACGCATCATAGCAGATACGCCCCTCCACCAACTCACCACTGATTCCAGGCGGGTCCTGATGAGTCTTGTAGTCCTCCAGCTTCGTGGGGGCTACGCAGGCCACCGGATGGGCTATCATGAAACCGAAGTCAGCAGGAAGCCGCTTCTTAGGCACCTTTATGACATTGGCGCCGTCCAGGTTGGAGATAACTCCCTTAAGCCTTAAATCGTTGCCTATGTCCGTTTCCATCACGATATCCTTGCACTGCTTCATCAGCAGGTACACATCCGGCGTCACCACAATGACACGGCCTGTCTCAGGAACTTCCTCGTTATCCAGGGCATTACTTGCCTTGATAATCTCCATATAGATGTTGTCGGCTGTCAGCGCGACCGCTGCCGGCTTCTGGCCTGCTCCAGCAGACATTATACTATACACGTAAGTATCAACCTCCGGGATAACAACCTCTCGCACCTGTCTGGCCAGGGCTGAGGCCGCCGCAAGCTGCCCGCCTGTCTCGTCCTTATCCAGCTTGTCAATCGCAAAGGTAAAGGAACGGTCCTTCTTAAGTGTAAATTCCTCCGTGGTGGCATCCAGGCCCTGTACCCTGCCGTACCTGGACCATTCGCCCTCAGCCGGACCGGAACGTCCATAATCGTTCATACTGGCTGTTGTGACCTTATACACCTTGATGGTGTGCGCCCCTGTCCAGCTTAAGTCCTGGTTGGTCAGCAGCGACTTCTTACTCTCTGTTGAAAACAGTTCATCCACATAGGGAAGATATTGTGTTACTAAATCAATTGCCATATTCTTTTATCATTCCTTTCATTCAAGCCCCATGGCCTTGCGTACCGGGTCAGGCATCTGTCCATTATTACTGGCCGCGCCTACCTGCACGAACCCTGTGGGCTTATCTTCTTTCCTGGCTGCCCCCTGGCTGCCATATATTTTCTGTAACGCATCAAGCTTACTGTCTATGTCCTTTTCATCCGCGCAGGTGATAATATCAGCCAATTCCTTGGGCATCCCTCGGTCACTGAGCCGCTCTTTAACCAGCAGTTTCATTTCTCTGGCCTCCAGCTCCGCAAGCTTCTGGCTGTATTCTGCCTGTGCCTCCTTCGTAACCTGGCCCTTCATCCGGGCAATCCTGGACTGTACAAAGCTGTTTACCTCGTCCTGGGTAAAGAGTTTACCTTCTTTCCCGGCTGTTCCCTGTGCTTCTGATTCATTCCCCATATTTTCGGCCTGGGTCTGCTCTGTCATAGTGGTGTTTTCTTCCATGTTCTTCTATCCTCCTGTTTAACGTCCTGTGGACAATATTGGGGGCGGTTTTTCCCCGCCGCCCCACGGGTTAAAGGAGATATTGATTATGAGGGCAAACAAAAAGCGCAGGAACAACTAAATCCATAATTGGATTCAATCATTCCCGCGCCTGTTATCTCTAAGGCTTCCGGCCTGGCAGTATGTGGGGCCGGGGTACTTATCAATATTCTGTTTGCTTACCACTATTTTACCAGATGTGCCAGGGGTATGCAAGAGAAAAGTAAGGTTCTGTCAGGCCCCCAGCCATTTTCTTGCGTCATTTCCAAGGCATAAAGGCAGGGACAGCTTTTATTTCCATATCAGAAAAGCGACCTTTTCAGGACCTTGGAATACTTCTTTATGCCCTGTTTTTCCCCTGTTGGTCAATGAACCCTTGCATCATATTTGTAAGCTGTGCCGCCTGACTCACCCCGGCCAGCTCACAAGCATCTGCAAACTGGTCTACCAAAGTACGTTTCAGCTTATATGATTTACTTACAAATCCCGCCTTTTTCTCATATTTCTTTGTTGCTACAGTTTGAGGTTTCGGATTACCTACTGGCATATTTATCCCTCCAGTACATATAGATTTTTCGCCCGATAAAGCCGGCAGTTATCGCAATGACTGCGATTATCGCAATTCTCATATTGTTAAAGATGGCAGTTTATGTTATTCTTTAAGTAGAGAAGGGCTTTCGCCCCTCTCCGCTATTTCCATAGCTTGTCGATTATCAGTATGATAATCCCTGTGATTAGCCCTGTCAGGAATTGAACCGCAATTTCAATCCAATTGACTGGGCTTTTCTTTTTCTTTCTGCTTCGCCCTTTTGCCATCTTTGTTTCTCACCTCCTTATGTATATATTATATCATAGGGTGCACCGTATGTCAACGTTTTTACTGAAAATATAAAAAAAACGCCCAGCTTATGCCGGGCGCTCCTTAATTTCTATGTACGCTTTCATGAACTGTCCACCCCGGTTCCCGGACTTCCTCCAGGTCTTGATATCTGGCCGGAGCCTGTCAAGGATGTGCCGCAGCTCCTCCGGGCGCTCATAGGATACCTTAATCTTCACAGACAGTACCGTCACCTTCCTCCATGGCCTGTAACTGCTCCTTAATTTCCTGCAGCTCCCTCATTGCGTTGTCATAGCTTTCAAGCATCTGGTTGTACTGTTCTGAAGGGATACAAATCATTCTCTGCATATTGCAGCCTCCTTCCTGCCATCTTCCAAACCTGCATAATATGCCCGGTTGATTGTCTGCACCGTGGCCGTGGCCTGTTCCCTATCACCTTCATCTGGCTCATTCAAAGCTGATAACCAACTCTCTATAAATTTATCTTCATTCATTGGAAATGTCATTTTACAAAATCCTCCTTTGCTTTTCCGGCCGGATTGTGCTATCATTAGATTGAAATCCTCTATTTGATTTCGCAGCTCCGGCTGCTCCTGGCCCTTGGAAAGGTGGTGCTTCCTGAGGGCTTTGTTTTTTATTTATATTCTGTGATGGCCTGTAGCGCATACTGCAAACACATGGCCGATTCCTCCGTTACTTCAAACGGATAGACTTGATTCACAATCATTATGACCGGGGCCAACTGAATCAGCAGAGCCAGACGGAAATGCTTTTCCTCACAATATTCCTGAACATACTGAATCAGTTCCTCCTCCGTGGCATCTGAGCGACCATACAGGAAGCCTATCAGATATTCCTTCTGCCCCTTGTTCTTCAAGTTCTGTACTACATACCAAAATTTATTCATTGCTTTTTATCCTTCCTTTGCTCGTCCGTTTTCATATATCCATGGCATCCGTGACCCTGTACAGCGAAAACCCTTATTCTATGCGGCCTGTACGTACTCGGTCAGTGAACCAGTTCGAACTTTCGTACTCTCGTACTCGGTCAAGGTGAACCAGTTCGGATAAGCCTTATAAATACTATATTTTTTATCCTACTCGGTCACGTTTTCACTGGGTATAGGATTGGTCAATTTACAATAATGAACCTTAGGTTTAAATCCTCTGCTAAAATAGGTAATCGTTCCGGCCTTCTTAAGTTCTGCCTTAGCTCTCTTAAGCGTTTCCCCGCTCACCCCCTGGGCTTTCATCATCCCATCCAGGTCGGCAGTTTCCTTCTCCCCGTCCTTCAGGTAGTCCAGTATGAAAGCTTTGGCATCCTCACGGGCCGGGGCCTGATACGTGGCCGCCGTGGCTGCTGTCACATAGTCCTTGTCTTTCTTATCCGTGTAGCCTTCAAATTCTACCTTTCCGGAATCCAGCCGGAAAAGGACTGTCTGGGCCTGTGGACCGTAATTGCTTTTTTCCTGGGATATGTAGCGTAAGCCGTCATTGGCTTCACCAGCAATTAGCACGCTCCTGGCAATGTCCCATATATCAGCGCTGTCTGCAATGCGTTTACGGCCCCATAACCCTACCTGCTTGTTGGTATGGACAATAATAATAAAGGTCGTCCCATACTTCTCCCCCAGGCCAATCAGAGGGTTTAAGCATGCCCTCATGGCGTTCCTCTGCCCCATTTGGATATCAGGGGGGACATAACTCTGCAATGGGTCAAATATGACCAACTCCGGCCTGTACTCCTTTATTAGTTCCTCCAGCAGAGGAGCGTTAAACTTAATCTCCGGGAACCGTTCATCTGCCAAATCCAGTGATAGAACATTCTCCAGTTTGGCCCCAGACCTCCGTAGCCTCCCCTTCAAGGTATATTCCGCTGAATCCTCAGAGGAAAAGAACAATACCCGTCCTGGTAAACACTCCTTTGCAAAAGGGTTATCCTGATTAAGGAAGCACGGCCCGCCGCTACTCACTGCTGCCGCTATGGAACACCATATTGTGGTTTTCCCAGAACCGCCGTCCCCAGCCAGGACTGTTATCTGTCCCTTGGGTATGTAATCCGTTACCAGCCATTCCGGTTCCTTTTCCTCCACTTTATCCATGGATACAAGGTTTACCGGTCCTTTTTTAATAACAGGCTGTTCATTCCAATTACTCCGCCTTGAAAAATCTCGGTTATACGGAGCCGTTCCCTTCTGATAGCGTGTAATCGCTGGGAATACCTCTTTTTTAAGTTCCTGGTCTGTTAAAGGTGGAACGCATTTAGCCTCGTTCTCGGCCTTCACAGCCGCCCTGATGGCTTCATCCGACAACCCCTTAGCCTGTTGGCTGCATACCAGCTTGACCATTGCTGTTGTTCTCTGCCCGTCCGGTATCTGTTCCGGTAAATCAAAAGAGACTGGCTCCGGTTCCCGTGAGGCAGGACCTACAAGGAAATCAAATACTGCCCCATTCGCCTCTGCCAGAGGATACAGCATAGGGTCCTGCTCCCATTCATAGGTATTTCCATTTGGGTGAACACTCGGCGGCGCCACAATATAACCGCCGTCCCCTCTTATGTCTATCCCCTCATATATCCCGGTACGGTTCCTTACAGTGGATGTATCATGGTAAAAATAGTGGTATCCGCCACGGCCAGTTATTGCCAACCATGTGTTGTCTGGCAGCTTTTCATGCTCTGCTTCCCACTCTCTAAGCGTCACACGGCCATCTATGCCTTTATCCCTGTCCACATCCAGGTCAATCACCACAAGACCCCCTGAAACGGCTCCCGTAGCTATTCCGATATTTGCCACAGGCCAGCGGTTCCACCAGCTTTCGATCTGCTCCGGCTCCTTTGAGGCATCCTTTAACCCATGCTCCGTAAGCGGCTGCTTACTCTTGGGCTTGATAGGGAATACGGCCAGTCCCAACCTGCTGTAACACAATGCGTATTCCTTCATGTTTCCATCCTTCAAGCGCCCACCCCGCTTTGTTCATCCTCCAGCCCTACCCGTTCCATAAAATACTTCCTGGGTATCTGGCCTGACCTGATTATGTACCCCTTGGCCTTAAGCTCCGCATTTAGCTGCTTAATGATTGCATAGCTGTGGCTGACGGAATAGTTCATAATCTCACCGACCTCTGCCGCATTAAGATACTGCTTACTCACTCTTTTAACACTCCTTTCTTGTTGCGATATCGCAACTTGTGGCGTCACAACTTTTCCAACGTGCTTATCTCACCAGTACGTTTGTCATGGCTCAGAACCATAACCATTCAACCAGATTGTTGAATGCTTCCCAGATTGGAATCCCGGCGCTGAATTGCGCTGGGGTGATGTGAGGTGGAATCGTCCCCTATGCTATACCCGCCTGGCATATTGTTAATTTGCTAAAATATCAGTTACTTTGCAGTCAAGTGCCTGGGCCAGTTTCCCCAGGGTGGCGATTTTACAGCCGCCTTGCTTCATAATCCGGCGATAGGATGCATAACTAATCCCCGCCTTGCTACACAGGTCATATGGATTCATGCAGCTTTCGGCCATGCGAAGCTGTACTTTGTCCTGACTAATCTGTAAATTGGTCATTGGTGTCATATCGATTTTCCTCCTTTTCCAGATTTTAACATAGTAGCTTTTGCTACTTATATAATTGCATTATATTATTATCTTTTGCTACTGTCAATACAAAAATTATCCTTTGCTACTGTTTATTTTTCATTTTTTATGATATACTTAATGACGAGGTGATTATTATGACAAAGGGAGAGCGAATAAAACAGGTTAGAAAAGAAATGAATCTAACCCAAAAAGAATTTGGAAAAAAATGTGGCCTTTCAGAAGCAATGGTTCGGCAATATGAATTAGGCTTAAGACAGCCAAAAGTAGAAACTCTTTGCCGTATAGCTGCCTCCCTAGGCGTTGGTTTGGAAGCCTTTATGTCAAAGACAGAAATGGCACTATTTGAAGATATGTCAAATTTGTATTTAGATCCAAATTCAGATATCGAAGTTATTGAATCATTAGATGAACATACACCACAAGAGAAGAATCTCATGGCAAAGTTCAGAAAACTAAATGAAAAAGGACAGAAAAAAGCATCTGACTATATAGACGATTTAACGCAGATACCAGAATACAAGAAATAATTTTGTACGGGCTCCGTACGAAATACTTTCGCTCAATAATGAGCAAAAGATATCTTCCCTCATGCTATGCCCGCCTGGCCAGGATGAAAGGAAGATGATTATGCCAGTATATTATGATAAAAAACAAAAAACCTGGTACTGTAAATTCTACTATGTGGATTGGACAGGAATCCGGCACCAGAAAAAGAAGCGCGGCTTTAAGCTCCAGCGTGACGCGAAAGAGTGGGAACGGAACTTCCTGGAGACGCAGCAGGCCGACCTGACCATGGACTTTGAAAATTTTGTTGATATTTACATGGAGGACATGAGCCATCGGCTTAGGGAAAAGACAGTAATCCACAAAAAACGCATCATTAATTTATATCTGCTGCCATACTTTGGTAAGCTCCCTTTATCACAAATCACACCAGCCCATGTACGAAGGTGGCAAAATTCACTTATGGCACACCAAAACGACCAGGGTAACCATTACGCAGATACAACCCTTAGAACAATAAACAATCAGCTGTCAGCCATCATGAACTATGCTGTTAAATATTATAGCTTAAGTGAGAATCCAGGTAGGAAGGCCGGGAGCATAGGCAAGGGCCACGCAGATGAAATGCAGTTCTGGACAACAGATGAATTTAAGATATTTCTTGAAAAGGTTTCCGACAATCCACAAGCCAGAGCCGGGTTCCTCACGCTATACTATACGGGCTTACGCATTGGTGAATTGCTTGCCTTGGAATATGCAGATATTGATTTTGAAAGCTGCACCATAAGCATAAATAAATCCTATCAGCGCATAAAAGGGAAAGACGTGATAACGCCCCCTAAAACGCCCAGAAGCATCCGTATTGTATCTATCCCAGAATTTCTGCGCAACGAACTAAAGACTTACACGGTACGCCTTTATGGCCTTCATAAGCATGACCGTATCTTCCCATGTACAAGGTGTTTCTTTGAGCATAAAATGATGCTGGGGACTAAGGACGGGGAAGTTAAACGCATACGCTTGCACGACCTTCGTCATTCCCATGCAAGCCTGCTAATTGAGTTGGGCTTTTCTCCTTTAGCTATTGCTGACCGCCTGGGACATGAGAGAGTGGAAACCACTCTAAACACTTATTCGCACCTATTCCCCCATAAACGGGATGAAGTGGCCGAAAAACTTCAAAACTGCTTTTAGTTCCGTTTTAGTTCCATGATTCAATTATGTGAGCCGATTTTCCTTGTATATTAGAGGGTTCTCGGCTCTTTTCAGTATTCTCCCATTCAAAGTCCGCCTGCTGGCAGACCACTTCTTGGATAACATCCTGCTGGAAGGCTGTCAGATTAGAAAATCCCCGGCCCACAATACGGTTGTAGGTCAGGGAATCAACGTGGCGGCTGGCCTGCTTAAGGGCCTTGTCCAGCTCGTTCATGGGGATAACATCCCCCTTGTATGCGTCACAGTAGTACTCATATGTGACATAGGGTTCATAGGGCATGTCATTCACCCGCCTTTTTACTCTCTGCTTTCTTTGCCGGTTCCTGCTTTGGGGCCCGGAGGGCTGCAATCTCTGCTTTCAATGCTTCGTTTTCAGTGTATCTTTCAGCCGCTATGTTCTGCAGATGCTCAATCTCTTTAACCGCCTTCATGTATTCATCATAAGGCACTGTCTTTCCGCGTCCATACGCAGTCACCCGGCCGTCATCACCCACAATATCAAAACCAGCATCCTGATAGGACTTCTGCTGGCTTTCATCAATGGTGTACTCTTTATTTCCCTTAACTGCTCTCATACTATCTCCTTACGCTCCGGCTGCCTCTACGTTCATGGCACATCCCTCCACCTTCTTTTCCAGAAGGAACAGGTCGCCATAGCAACGGTTCTGATACAAATATCCGTCCGCCGTTCTTGAATCCGTCCCTGGGGTGAACAGCTTGATATAGCTGTACTTATCCCGGCATACTACGCAGGAAGTATGAATCAGAATCCAGTTAATCTGCTTGGCGTCAGCGGAAGCTACACAGCCGGTTGTAAAATCATACTTCGTCTTCATCCTGGCTGCCGGAACCATCTTTATGGTCACATCATCCAAGCTATGTACCTTACGGTTGATTGTGGACGGGGATGCGACGGTCATAACCCTCTGGAGTCCTTCTGCCTCCTTCACAATCTTATTCATGGTTGGGGTGACATACAGCATCCTCCCCTCCTCCGGAACACCGGCCTCGTCCATCCTCGCCATTTCCTCGTCAAATGCTTCCAAGAAATTGGCTGCCGTAATCACATCGGTACTAATACGGCCTGAATAGGTGGTCAGCTCTGCATGAAGTTTAGAATAGCGGTAGGAATCTTTTTCCGGGATAGCTTGTTCGGTCTCAAACGTGTTCTGTATGTTTGCCACGGATAAGGTCAGGTTTGTTTCGTCAATGTCCATGGGGTCAATCCAGAACTCCACATCCCTGTCGTGTTCCAGCTTCTTTGCCTCCCAGTCATTACTCAGGGTGCCTACATTGAATCCCGGTGTCCTGGTATGGTCCTTATACCCAGTCACTGCCATCCTTGGAAGTTTGATAGTCTGGGCATTGATGAACTTCACCTGCTGGTTACTCTGTGTTAAAGCATCAGAGCATAATTCCTTTGCGTACTTCTGCTGGAGCAGCTGTGTAAAGGTTGTTGCATAATCATATACTGCCATTTCTTAATCCTCTCTTTCATTAAAGTCCGAACGCCTTTTTAAGGGCGTCGTCTGTCGCCTGCGTCTGCTGTTGCCCACTGGCTGCTCCCACCTGGATGAACCCGGTGGAGCCTGATGCCTGGGGTTTCAGCGCCGGCACGTCCTCAAGTACCTTGTCCAGAGCCGCTTTAAGCGCCTCATCGTTGATTTTCCCATCCTGCCCCATGACCTGACTTAAGTCGGCCATCTTAAGGACATATGGAATTGTTTTGGCATCAATCCCCAGTGATACTGCCACCATGGTGGCTGCACTGTCAATCATGGCCTTCTGAGCCACTGCCTGAGCCTGGATGAGCTGCTGCTGGATTGCACCTACATCTGGCTGCTGGGCCGCCTTCTGCTGCTTAAATGTGGCAATTGCCTGTTCCATTTCTTCCTGGCTGAGCCCCTGCTGCTTGAAGTAGGCTTTCAAGGCCGTGTCCTCCTTAGCGGCCAGAGTTCCTTCCAGCATTTGCTGGATTTTAGCATAATCAATTGCCGGGGATGCCTGCTGTCCTGTTTGAGTTTGTGTCTGCTGCTGATTCTGACCTCCTGCCGGCGGCTCTGCTCCACCTGCGGGCTCAGCAAATAACTGTAAGTTCATACGTTTCATCATCCATACCTCCATTTTAAGGGTGTCACCCTGTAATTTTTATTGCATCCATTGTCATCAGTGTCGCTGGCCACGCAGCAGTTTTAAGCCATGCTCGTGTTTGGGCGTAAAAATAACACCCGGGATAGTCCCGCGTGCTTATCGCAAATTATAACCTGTCCGTTTCATGTTTTTTGTTACAGCATTAATGATTTCATCTTCATCCAGATGTGCCGTAACATCCATGGAAACTTTCGTCACAGCCGGCTCGTAAGTTGCAAGGAAGATATCCGGCTTACACGGATATATCTCTCCTGCTATACCACGGATAATATAATCCCCCACACTGGCCTCATGTACACCTTCCAGAGTCTGAATCATGAATTTTACATCCAGCGTCCCTGCATTTTCAAACCACGCCACCTTGCTTTTGATAGCCTCGATAATCCATTCAGGGTCATCCTCCTGCTCTGGTCCTCCTGTCCATTGAAAAGCCTCAATTACCACTGGTTTCTTTCTGTATTTCATTCTTATCCTTTCTTTCCGTTGCGATATCGCAACAAATAAAATACCACCGGCCATTACTGACTGGTGGTATCATGTTTCTTTTTATATTCTTCCAGCTCTTCTTTTGTCGGCATCGGAATCACAATATCATCATGATCCTGAGCAAAAAACGTCCCTTTTGGATACTCGCCGATTGGACGATCAACGTCCCGAAAACTTACTATATGCTTTTCTTTCATTTTTCCTCCATAAAATATGTAAAACCATACTTTGATGTCAGTTTATCTAGGATGCGTCTCTGATATTCAATTGAGTAGTCATTATCTGTTGTAATCCGACCAGACAATACCTCTTCATACATTTCATTCTGTAACGATAACTGGATCTCAGAATATTCTTTTTCCAACTTTTCAAAGGAATTGATTCCTTCCGGCCATTCCGCAGGCTGTCTTATGACATACACCCCATCACGACCAATGGCACGCAACTCTGTGACACCAGTTCTGCCCATCATATCAATATCATCCACTGAAAAGGTAGCTCCACTTGGATGATTGTGGGTTAACACACCACCTGGCATTAGCGCTGTCTCTTCATCGGTATACACAATCCTGTCTTTTTCTCCGCGTTTCTTTAAGATACGGTTTCCTTGGGAATCGTACAATATCCCATATTCATTTTTATGTCCAGCAATGGAAGCCTCGTCAAGCCTACGTCTTTCAATTGCATCATCCGACCACCCATCTGTTTTAATTATACCAGAGTCCTGATACTTGGCAAGCCTTCGTTTCCAGTCTTTTTCTTTTGCCGTATACATGGTCTTGTTTTCAGGAGATAATGAGTGTTCTGCCAGCCTCCCATACTTTTCTGCCTGCCTTGATACATACTGCTGCTCTGCTTCCTTCTTGTTTGCCAGTCCAATATTTTTCAATTCCTTTTCCGTCCAGGTATCGTCCGCCGTGGAGATGCCAGGGAAATAGGTTGTATGACTGTCCTTGCATCTGGGGTGATACAGTCCGGATGCTATGGCCTTACTCATGAGGGGATACGGCCCATCGGATTTCTTTCCGCCGGACCAGACATCGTCAATCAGGACTTTACCAACAAAGGGCAGACACTTAGGACATGGGTTGCCGCGCTTAGCCATGATGACCGTGGCAATCCCCCATTCCTGCCTCTTCTCCCCCTCGCCCTGCAGGTAAGCCCGCTTGGATGCCGTCCGGATGGCCATGTCTGCATAATCCGCCAGGGTATGACGGGCACCATTGGCATACTCCACACAGTTCAACCCGCGGGAAAGCAGGTCCTTGGTGGCCATGTCCACAGCCTTCTCATAGGTGCCGGCGCCTGAATTGGCATATACCTGGGCGTTGAAAATGGCCTTCCGGTAATCATCATTAGCCATCCTGAGGACTGCCGTTTCAGCTCGCTGCATATCATTGGTCGTGGCCTGAATTAGTGCCTCTAACTTCCGGTCATTCATCCGGAAGAACTCTGCCGTGGCTCCCTGGCTGACTTTCTTTGCCGGGAACCCATTCCGGATCGCGTTCAGAATTTGTATTTCCTGCTGCATGTTCCCCTTCTGCCGGGCAATCTGGATAAGCTCACCCATTTCCTTGTTTAGGTTCCGAAATTGCTTTCCATACCGCTTCTGGTTGTCCTTTTTGTACCTCTCCAGGGCTTTCAGCTGTTCCGTTTGCCACATGGACCACTCAATACCTTCCTTGGTCTCCTCGGCCCGATGCCTGTCCATGTTGCGAATCATGGATTTGATAAGCTCATCCTCTATGGCCTGGAAGGCGGCACCGATATTATACTCATTATGTTGCACTCATCAGCGCCCCTTCCGCACCCAGGGCGCCACTTTCCATCAGTTGACCACCTTTGTTGGAATACACTCTGTATCCCTGGGCCTTAAATTGTCGTGTCAGACTCTTAAGCTGTATGACGCTGCTACACTTATCACAGCGCAGCTCTGCATATCCCTGCTTCTCAATGGCGTATATCCCGAATGGCACCTGATCACTTGCCACCTGCAGCAGCCCCTGGTACTCCTTCTGGTTCATCTGGTACAGGCGGTTCATTACCTTGACCTTCATCTGCCTTTCCTCCCTCCATGTTCAGTTGGAAGCCACCGGCAGACGTACTGATTCCGGGTTCCTCCACTTCCGCAATGCCCTGCTCTGCCTTCAGCCGCGCTATCTCCTCTTGTTTCCATGCATCATCCTTGCTGTCCCCATACAGCTCTTCTACCTGGGCCTCAATGCTCATCATAGGGACACCCGGCCTTGCCTTAGCCAGGGTCTCCACCTGGCTCTCAAAGGATGGGTTTGCATACTCTCCAAATGGGATGTCTACCTTGACCTCCTCCGCAGCCTTTCCATGCAGGAAGTTATATGCGTTGATGGTTGCCCCCACCAGCTCAGGCAGGGTTTCCTGCAGCGCCTCCACGATAGCGTTCCGGGTATACAGGGTAGCTTTTTCTTTCTCACGCTGAGCCTCAGCATTATCCAGCTTCTTGACATCAATGCCCAAAGTGCTGGGACTTATGACCCCCTGCAGACAAAGGTCCAGAGCTGTACAGTAAGATGCAAGATAACTGTCATGGGGTATTGCCGGCTGCACCACGTTGACCTTGTTATCCGCACTTTCTGACATGTCGTTATCAGAGGCAAAATACTGATTATCAAAAGAATTGGGGCGAATAATCTGCCCGGTCGCTGGGTCGTGCGGTATCAGGCACTCAGGTATATATGTCCTGGCTCGTCCAGCGCGTAGGGCATCCATCCACTGGGACCAAGCCTCGTCAAAGGCGTCAAAGCTGTCCAGCTTACCATCAAAGATGCTGCCGCCGCGTCCTTCATATTTGGTGGACTCATACACCTGCAAGGGTACTGCCAGGATGACATTATCATCAAACTTCGTGTCCTTGATGCCCTTGGTGGCGTCAATAGCATTGAGGGGCACCGAAGTGTCACCCTTGTACAACTCGTTGTATATGTAACCATATCCATAATGCTCATATAGGACATACTGCTGATGGCCAGCCTTATACGGCGTCTTGAACACGACCTCCTTCACCCGGTCCCGGTTCCGGGCAATCTCAACGCGTTCCCCTGGATACCATTCCAGAATAGGGTACTCGCTGACAGTCGTATCAATCGTGACCTTAAAGGCTCCATCCCCGATGTATAGGACCTCCTTTAAAGCCTTCTCCATTTTACGAGTGAACTTATTATCTTTTGCAATGTCCTCCCACAGTTGCCGCTGCCGGTCATTATCCGCAAAGTCAAAGTCATTCATATCATCCAGGACAATGCCTGAGAGGATGCGGATAATCAGCCCAGGCAGACCGGTATGTATCTTGCGCATCTCCATACCCGGAGTGCACCTGCTGGCCCAGAATTTGTATTTGTCAGCGTACTCGGGAGCCTGCTGGTACATCTGTTCCAGCTCATTGCCATCCCCGCGGTACCAAATCCGGTTCCGGATGGCATTAGCCTCGAAGTCCAGGACCTCGTTAATCTGGATGCAGTTCCCGCTGGCCGGCACCACATTCAGCCAGGTACGAATGCCACGCTTAATTGTCTCATTCATGTTGTTCAGCCACCTCATTTCTTCTCAGCCTCCTCAAATCCAATCAGGTTCCGGTATGGTATCCATGCATACTGATTGGCATTAATGGTATGGTCGTTCCTGTCCTCTGGCTTGTCCTTCTCATCATCCCAGCTGTACCGGTCCAACTCGGACAGATGCTCCATGCAGGTATCAACTACCAGGTAACAGCCCTGCTGTATCCAGCCCAGCTGCAGGTTGATACGGTCCAAAATCTCCGGTCGCTTGTAGGAGTCATAAAAATTATACAGGCAGCCTTTAAGCCGCTTGTATTTGCGCAGCTCCGTGATGGTCGCCTGGTCTGCATTGTCTATGTACACATCCTTGGCAAATCCCCACTCCTTCCGGCACTGCTCCAGGAAGGCCACAAACTTGACTGCTGTGTCACTGGGCGCCAGCGGGATGTCAAGCTTGGAATTGTTATAGACTTTTTCGGACAGGGTGATAAGTTTCCTGTCCTCCGTGATTCCCTGGAATATCATGGCTATGGTATCCGGGGACTTGGAAGAGTAGGATGTGTCCAGGGCCGCCGTGAACTTTTTAAATTTCAGTGCCTTGGCCTGCTGGACTGTGATGACATGCTTAGACCGCTCAAAGTTGGAGAATATCAATCCGGTTGCCTTACCACGCAGGCCTTGAATCTTATTCTTCCAGATTTTCGTTCCCTTCGGGGTATTGGTCATTATCTGTTCCAGTTTTTCCTTGCTCAGGCCCAGGTTATGGGCAAAAGAAAAGAACCAATGTACCCAGCCGGGTTTTGGCTCCTCTTGCAATTCGTCTTTAATTTCCTTTGGTGTCTCTGATTCCCATTCGGGCAATGGCCGGGAGCAGTTGATATACTCCTTGTAGACATTTAGGCCAGGGTCATCCGGATTGAGCGTGGCCATCAGGTAATCACTCCGCATGGCGGCCTCACGCACAAACTCTATGTCGGCCGTGTTAATCTCATCAATGTACAGGCATCCGTACTGGCCGCCCAGTGCATCCTTCCACTTGCGCTTGTTGCCATAGCCGACAACAAAGATTATCTTATCGCCGCCGGATGTGCGGAAGAGGATGTGGGGCATGTTGTAACCACCGCCGCCATTACCCTTGTACTCAACCAGCACGCCGAAGTCATCCAGGATACCCAGATCCTTCTGGATGATATTTTTCTCTGCGGCGCCGGTGTCATCCGCTGCCAGGATGTGAAGCTTTTTGGGTGACTCCGCCACTTTGAGCATGAACTTGAACAGCCCTACAGTGGTCTTTCCGGCCGCCGTAGTGCCTTCCAGGAATTCCACTGGGGCATCACAGCGCAGGAATGCCTTGTACTTATCTGATAGTAATAATCTCTCTGCACTCATTGGCCACCACCACGCATCTGCTGGAGCAGGTCATCTAGTTTAGTCTTTTCTGTATCCAGACCACCTGACAGCTCCAGCTTGTCCTTAAACATGCCCAGGTGCCGGCCTATCAGTTCCAGGGCCTTAAGCTTATCGGACAGTTTGTATTTTTTGATATATCCAACAAACTCCTTATCCTCTCCAGCCCCCTCATAAACATCCATGACTTCCAGGCCGGCAATACACGCTGCTGTCTCATTGTCCAGGCCGGCAATATCCAATGGTTTTCCGCTATCATCAAACAACTTCCTAATGTCAAAGAACCCCAATTTCGCCAGCTCCTTAAGAACCATGTCCTGCGTAATCTCCGTACGCTTCTCGCGTTCCTTCATACGTTCATCAAGATAGGCCACAACGTTAGTATTTGTTAGCAATTTACTTCCATTTACTCTTGCGGACTCATCTTTTTTTACCTTTGGATACGCCACCTTATAAGCCCTAGTGGCATTAAGGTCAATTAGGTATTCATCTGCAAATATTTTCTGTTTTGGCGTCAATGCCATCCAGGTTCACCTCCCACTAAAAAAAAGCATCTGTCGTTTGACAAATGCTTTTTAATGTTTACAATTTACTATATGGCTTTGACCTATCATATTTTTTTATAAACTTACGTCTTTGGTTTTCTTCGTATCTACTTTCATATGAATCGCCAATATCCTTAAGCCAAAATAGAAAATCACGTACATAATTCAATAATACTCTACAAATCATATTATCACCTATTTTAAAATAGAAGAGTTGTTATTATAGTACTTATTATATCAATAATCACGGTAAACGCAACATCAATCAAAACATTAATTTTGCTCTTTTTCTCTCTTTTTTGCAATTTTTCTTGTCTATTTCTGTCACCCTTTGTAATATTAAATATACAACTCTCTCCATATTCTCTCAGTCTTTCAAATATTCTATCTGTTAAACTAGAAATAAGACGTCTTGAAAAAATCCAGATAGCTGCACATGCGAACATAGTATTAATTACGGCCAGCATCTGCAGACATGTCATTTCTCCAACTTGAACGATACCAAGTGTATGTATAAATTTATTAGCGCCAACAATACTTGCGCACATAACCAAAATATTTGTAATAAAACTTAGAAAAGTTAAAAATTTAGCTTTATTCTTTTTCAAAAAAAGAATGTATGGAGATTTTTGCAAACTTGAATCACGTAATCCTTTATCCCAATCTGCAACAATATTTAACAATTCATCCCCTAAAACTCTGTCAATAAAATCCACTCTAGCAACTACAGGAAAAAAGTTTTTATCCAAATCATCTAGTTCATCCATATTCCCTGTAAAAATAATATTTAATAGTTCTTCTGGTCTCATACTATTAGACATTTTAACTGTCAAAGTATGCTTTTGTGGTACTTTATACTGGGATAAAATTGCATTGAATTCCCATGTTATTACAACATTACTAATTGCTTCACTCTCATACCACTGATGCTTTGAAAAAGCATCCCAAGAACAAAACGATTTATTCTTACCATTTACAAACTTGACTAAAACATTAATCAAAAAACCGGCCTCTGGATAAACACTTAATTTTTCTACTACTCGTTCATTCAAAGAAAAAATATCTTCGATTTCGATTAATACATCTTTAGGAAAAACTCTTGTAGTACTATCTGGTTTTGCTGTTAATTGATAAAATACAGACTTGAAATTTTTTACTGAAAGTTCATCGTCATCTACTTTCAATAGATGCTCGTCTATACTTACAATCTCCTGTCCACTTCCCATTCCTAATCCCCCTCCCATTACAATTATAGCATCTTTTGTCGAAATTTCCACTCTTTTGTAAATAGACATGTGCAATACAAACTAAAGGGACACCCTATTTCTAGGATTCCCTAATCGTATCTGGAAAACGTCATGGGGGATAAAACCAGATACCTCACCGCTTGTGTACCCTGCGGCATTGTCCCGTAATGTACAGGTCTGTCTTATGGGGGATTACACAATACCGGTTAGTCAGCCACCAGGGTGTGATACCTGGCGGCCGTTGCTTAAATGGGGAGGGTGCTTCCGCCCTCTGGCTTCCGCATGATAGCATATTAGCACTTTTCATCCCAACATGAACCGACATTTTCAATTTTCCTCAAAAAATCTTTTATTTCTCTGCCAACAGCTGTCCTCCGTAAACTTAACCCGCCTCTTAGGAAACATCCGGTTCATGGCCTGTGCCACCTTCCACCAAGGCAGGCCATCTATGTAATACAGACGGAACATGGTCCGCACCTCGCTCTTTGGTATACCCTGTATATATTCCTCCGCCTGGCAGGTCAGCTCCAGCAGTTCCGCTTCCTTACGTTCCAGGAGCAGCCTGTACCGCTCCCTCAGCCGCTGCTTCCGGTAATGCTCCGGCACGGGGTATCCCGTGACCTTAATGCTTCCTATCGTCCCATCCCGCCTTGTCCCCTTCACCGTATCTGATACCTGGTGCGGCTCCTCCAGGAACCTGTCCAGCTTCTGAATCCGTCGCCTTATGTCCTTTATCTCCTCTTTCATCTCGCAATACTGTATCAGCACCTCCTTGTCCATCGGCATCACCTCCTCTTCCGCTTATCCCTAGATACCACAATCGGTATTCTGCCCAAATCGTACCCGCATCCCTTCAATACTTGCGTCACCCTGTTCCACTCATCGGCTAGCTCTGACGCGTTCCCGTCCTCCACCCTCGCAAAGGTATATCGCTTTTGGTACAGGATACCCACATCACTGTAATGCTTTATCTGCTGCCGGTGCCGGATACCCAACATTACCATCAGCTCCGCTGCTCTGTACCGGCCGTCGTATTGGCCACAATCATACAAGTCATAGTACACAGGTCTTGATGCCACGTACAATCACTCCCTTCGGTGGCTCCCGTAGCTCCAGAACCGGGCACAGGCTGGTGTACATATAGGCCGGCGCCGTCCGGATGCGCTCCTTGATGGCCTCGTCGGCCTGAGCGGCCAGGGCCTTGCTGCGGTCGATGCGGCTGACCTTGGACTGCTTACTGCCTTTCTTTCTCATGCCTGCCTCCTAATCATGCATAAGTGGCTTAAGCGGCAAACCAACTCGGTCCATATCTCTCCCGTGTATCTGCCCTGGAGCCTCTGACTTACCTGTGGCCATCTCACGTATGTATTTGTGTGGAACATTACAATTCACTGCATTCATTACAATCTCGGCCTTGGTACTCTCCTTCATCAGCTTATAAAAATCCGAAAAAGTCACTTCCACCCTATCTTCTTTTGCAAATGCATCAGCTATTCCCATCTATTTACCTGTCCTTTCTTCTCGATATTTCAGTTTTAGTTACTTTTCTATAACAGTCATTTCACGTGATAGTACGCCTACTTCTTCTCCTTCGCACATCACAAAGTGGATATCTCCACCTTCTCGGTTACTCCGTTTCTTGTTTCTTACCACCTCATATTCCTGCCCTACTACCGGACTTGGAATTGTGGGCATATGCATTATGATTCTTATTCTCATAATTATTTTTCTCCTTTAAATTTTCCGTGCTAATCCGACCTATCTCAGTTTTGTGTATTGAGAAGCATTTGTATTTCCCGGATATGCCGCCGTATATCTCC